ATGACGTACGGGTACGAACTCGATGAACTCGCTGACCTGGGTACGAAGTTGGGAGTTCGATTCAAGCCCGCTGAGATGGGGTTGATCGCCGAAGTTGCTTCTTCACTACCGATTACGGCAGCGCACGTAGTGTCGAAGGGCATGACGCGCATCTATTGGGTCTCCGGAACGCTGCTCGTGACCCTGGACCTGAAGGCAGGAGACGGTGAAGGCCACCTCTACATCGCCGACGTGGCCGTGCGGCCGCTCAAATCTGCCAAGGTGTCCATAGCTGCCCGCGCCGAATCCGATCCGTATGGGATTGATTGGAAATACCTGTCCTCTGTGCGACTCCAATTCGACAATGAGGAGAGCGCGTTAGAGTTCCCAGATCCAGGAACTTTGCCGCTCGATAACGTGGACAAGCGCGAGCGCGCCAAGGCATTCATTGACGCGCTACTGGAAGCGATTCGGTAAAACTGCGGGCTACAGCGACTCGACGTCACACAGAAGCTCGTATAGGTCTACTCCGTCGCTGACCAGTTGCGGCGTCATCTGTGCCTCTGCGAACTGCAGGACGGCGTTGACATTCACCGGCTCGCCATCGGCCAGTGCGCCCAAGGCGACGAACAGTAGTCCAGTAATCTCACTCATGGGCAGGAACGTACACCCGTGTGGGCAATGCTGGGGTAAGTGAAAACTAAGAGTTTTCAACGTGATTGGGCACTATTACCAACGACAATGCCCCCCAGGATTACTGGGGGGCATTGCTGCAATTGTCGCCGGGTCGCCGCAAAGCACCAGAACGGCTACCCGTACCTACCCCGCAGCTTGCAATGCGGGGAGAGTCTTTATCGTGCTCTCTCGCGGTATCGGTTGAGTACCTGGGTCTCGCTGATCGTCCATCCCTGGAAGTTGTTGCCGTACTGGACACTTAGCGGTCCCATCGCATCCCGTTCGACGTTGGTCGGGTTGATCAGCAGCCGCAGTGCCGCCGTCTGGATCACGGACTCGATGTCTTCTGCCATGCTGTCGTCAGTGAACCCGATACCTCGGGTGTAGCTCTTGGCTCTGGAGGTGACCACGGACAGCACAGCGTCGGCCTGCTCGGTGGTGATGGTCAGGCCTGACAATGTGGACAGGGATTCAGCGGTGATCATTTAGGCGGCGTCGTACAGTCGCACCACACCGGCAGGGTTGGGGAACCCGAAGGCAATGCGAGCGGTAGCCCGCACCTGCACGGCGTCATAGTCGAACGCCGAGTCGAACGAACGGGTAACCGTGGTGCCCGTGCGCTGGACAATGAGAATCTGGGAAGCGTCCACGCCCCAGGCGTTACCGGCGGCGACGTCGGTGGAGACCAGCACGGGGACACCGGCAAGGGTTTGACCGTCTGCCACGCTTTCGAACAGCCCCTTATTCGAGCCGGTCTGTTCCTTGACCTTCGCCAGGGTCAGGGCAACGTCCGGTGCCAGGATGAAATGGGTGATGGTCGCGCCATCGGCCAGGGCGGCAGCCTTGGCGTCGTGGAACGGATCAAGCGACGTTAGGGTAACTGACCCGGTGTCAACAACATTCACACCAGCAAGCGACAATAGTCCGCTCGGTCCGTTGGTCACGGTGTTGCCGAAGAATGCGGCATCAATCTTCTTCGCGATGGCTCGGCCCAAGCTCTGCCCGACCATATCGGCGGCAGCGGGATTGCTGTCTCCTGCTGCCTCAGTGGAGATTTGAGTCAGACCCTTGACCGCCCTGGGAGTGACGACCAGCTCCGTGGTCGTCGGGTCGGCAAGAGTGATCTGGGTGTTCTCTGCGTACCATCCGACAGCCGGATCGGCGGTCAGCATCGGAAAGCGGATGCTTTCGTTATCGGTCGTGACGAGCGTTCCAGCTTGGAACGCAATGGACTTCGCCGCGATTACGGTGTCGATCAGTTGGCCGTAGCCGTCTGGAGTCCACGCGGTCGATAGACCGCTACCTAGTACTGCCATTTATGAAATGCCTTGCATATGAGCGTTAATGGGGACGCTCGACGCCATCGGGGCGGAGCAGCCACGCCACCAGGACGTTATATAGCTACCCTAAGTATATGTCACATTTAGCGAAATAGACCCGAGAAGTCAGTGGGGGCAGTGGATTCCGACCGCACACCCTGGCCAACGTCGCCCCGAGGCTTGCGGGCAAGGTGGGGTTTGCGCTCGATCAGATCGGTGATCGCCCGGGCAATGTCGTCCAGGTTCTCGTCGGAGTAGGTGAGGTCGGTGGGATCGGCCAGCCGACCGTCCAGCTTCACCAGGGCGTCGTGCAGTCGGTGGCGTAGTTCGTCTGCCCCCTTGGCACGTTCGCGGTATTTGGCGCTTTCCTGCCGCAACGTCTCCACGTACTCACGTGAAAACGTCTCTGTATCGCTCTCTGCCACATCAGAATCCGCCTCCGGTGTAGTCACTTCACCCGGCGCGGGTTCGTCGTCCTGGATGGCGTCTAGGCCTGTTTCAGCCATTGCTCTTTCTCTTTCGATTCTTCACCGGTTTCGGTGGTTCGGGGACGGTCACAATCCGTTGCACGCAACGGCAATTGAAATGTCTAGGCATCCAGTGCGAGGGCGGCCATACCCGACCGTTCCTGGCCCACCTCTGGCACTTGGGGCAGGCGTCGGATTCCGTCTGACGAACCCATCCGAGATAGCCACCGCGAGCCTTGCGGGTTCCGCTCAGGGATTCCTGCACGGCACCCTGGGCGGTGTGCAGTACCTCGGATACGGCCAGACGTTCGGCACGTGCCAGCGGGTCGGGATCGGCCAGAATGGTCTTGGCCGCTTGCATCAGACGCTCTGAGTCGTCGGTGGGTAGCAACCCCTGGGCAAGGGACACCCGGCCCGTCACGTGTTCAAGCTGGCGTTGCGTCCACGCCTCCGCCAGCGAAACAGCCTGAGCGTTCCCTCGTTGCACGATGGCGGCGACGTTGGCAGCACGTGTTGCCCGGGTGACGTTTCGTCGGTTAGCGGCCCGTCTGGCGGCGTGCGCGGTGGTGTCGGCCAGCTTCTCCAGCGCGGCCTGATAGGCCTCGGCAGGCTCAGCCAAGGGTGTCCCCGGTGTCGACGCCTAGCCCGATGCCATCCAGGGTGTCGGCGCGGCGAGACACTCGAATGGCTTGGATCTCGTCGTCGCTATAGCCGAGCTTCGCCAGGGCGTAGGAGACCGGCAGGATTCCGGCTTGCACCAGCTTCACTACGGCGTCGGATTCCTGAGCTACCGAACGGGTAGCAGCGTCGGCCCACTGGACCCGAACGATTCCGGGGTCTGTCGCGGTGGAGACGACCATCAGCAGGCGCGCCACCTGTTCCCAGGATCGACCGAAGAGGAGTTGCTTACCCTCGGCCCTGGCGGTCAGGGATGCCTCACTGGCTCGCAATGCGTCGGCGGATGTGGGTTGTGATGTGAGGATGCCCAGGTAGTGGGACGGGAGCGCGGACACGGCTTGGATCTGGGACACCAGGACACGGACGGCAGTCTCGAACCCGGCAAGTTGACTCTCAGTGAAGCTGCCGAACTTCGTTTCGGGCGCCTCCGCGATGGCCCAGGCGGTAGAGGATTCATTGAATGGTGTCGTGGTTTCAGTGACCCGCTTACCGTCCGCAATCACCGGGTTGCCATACCCATCGAGTACCGGTTTCTCGACCATCTCGACCCCGGTGACCCAGCGCCTTCCAAAGCCTGCGGCGTGCGAGGCAATCACCATGTCTAGGGTCACCTTCACCAGGGCGTCGGTGAGGTCGCGCAGATCGTCAATCTCGCTGCGGTGGTTGTCGAACGGGACTAGTGGAACGACACCCAGCGAGTGAGGAATTGTTTCGATCAGGTGGTAACCGCCGATGGCAGCGTTAGGAGAATCCGAACGCCAATGCTCTACCCGGTCGGGCAGATACACGTAGGCCTCGGTGGTGTGCTTGGTGGAGAACCGTTTGATACCCGCGACCACCGACCGGTCTGCGGGGTCACGGATCACGGCGCACTGGAACGGGGATTCCACAGTGGCCGTGGGTTTTCCATCCTTGGACCACACCAAGACAAACCCTTGGCTGTAGGTCAGGGCGTCGGCGTGGACCTGGGCAGTGAGCTGGTCTAGATCGTTGGCTATGAACGTTTCCCAGGCGCGAGGGTCGCTGAACCCGGTGACCCGCAGGCGCTCAGTCAGGCTGGAGACAGCCAGGGCAGGCACGTTGATGGACATTCGGCATAGCCTGTTGTCCAACGCTTTCCGGGATTCTGTGGACAGAAACGCTAAGGGTTGCCCGCCGTCTGCGTACAGCCGAAGCATTCCGTAGCGGCCCTGTGGGGAATCGAGTTCGTGGAGAAGATCACGGAGAAGATCGTTCATCGGGTGATCACCCGGTACCTCTTTTTCTGTTTTCCGGCAAGCCACGTGGCGCGACTGACGGCCATCACCAGGGCGGCTGCAAGGTCAATACGGGGAGCGTTGCGCGACCGGCTGGCCTTGCCCAACTTCAAGCCACCGTTAGGCGTGTCCACGACAGTCGCCGCTAGGACGTGCTCGCGGAGCGGGGCGTCCCCGCTGTGCGTCATGCGCTTGTTGACGATGGCCGAATGCAGGTCGGTAGTCATCGCGGTTAGACGGCTGGCACTCTGCGGGATCTCCATTACCGGGATGCCCTCACCGGCAAGCACTTGCAGGGTGCGGGTCCAGCGGTGAGGGTCGGCGGCCACCTCCAGCACGTTCCACCGTTGGCAGGCGTCCCTGATGGCCCGTTCGACCTCCAGGACGTCAATCCGCTTGTCGGGATTGTCTTCTGGCTTGAACAGCCGATAGGTGGCGACGTGCGGGGTGGCGGATACCGTGGCGACGACCAGTGCTGTGGTATCCCGGCTGTGTGAGCCGTCAAGGGAGACAACAACATCCACCCCATCGGGGACGCCTACACCTGTGGCTATCGCGTCCCAGGTGTAGGCGGTGACGAACGGGTTCTCATTATCGGTGACCCACTGAACCAAACGCACTCTGCGGAAATGGCTTTCAGTCATCTTGGGTGGCTGGAGGGCGGCCAGGGCGTCCCGGTACAGGAAGTCATCGAGAGCCGGGTTCGCCAGCTCTAGACAGTGGTCACAGTCGGTGGGATGGGACTCGAAACCGGCTGCACTGATCTCCACGTAGACCTGGGCAGTGTCGTCGGGGTGGTCAATCGCATGCTGCCGGAACTGTGCCAGCACGTTGTCGGGTCGCGGTCCAGGTGTGCCAAGAACCAAAACTGTTGATTCCCTTTGCTTCCCACTTGCCAGGGCGACCACTTCGTAGGCTTCTGGCAGGACTCGGCCACCTTCGTCCACGATGCACAGGGTCGGGTTCCGACCCTCCAGGGCTGCGGGTGTTCCTGGTAGGCAAGTCATTTCGGATTCAGTGCCAGGGACCACTAAGTGGTCCTTATAGGCGGTGACTCGACATTCCAGCTCGGGATTGCGGGCAATGAACTTGACCGCCATGCCGAAGATAATCCCGGCCTGCCGTTCATCCACTGCGATAACGTCGACGCCGACACCCTGCCCGGTCATTAGCACCCATACCGAAATTGCCGCTGCCAGCGAGCTTTTGCCATTTCCACGTGGCATTGCCACTGCGGCTAGTCGGGGACGTGGCCGTGGGTCGAACACCTGGGATACGATGTCTATCTGCCAGCCACGGGGGACCATCGGTGACCCATCGCTGAATCGCAAGTATTTACAGGCGAATTCGTAGAACTGAGCACTAGGAACACCGCTTGCGTTAAAGGCAAGTGGCTCAAGCACTCTCGGCGGTTTGGGTCCGCGCTTCAATCGGTTAGGTTTCCTGCGGTATGGGTGTCAGCAACGCTGACGATAGGTGTGTAGCTAACTAGGAAGGCTAATTAGAATGGTGTCACGGCGGCCATTAGATCGGCTCCGCGCATTCGCTGCGCTAGTGTGGGCCGGAATGGGCGCCGCGTACTCCCCACCCCAACTCGGTTGCGTAACAGTGCCTTTCACGTACGACCGACGGAAGCAACCAGCAAAGCGGCAACGATGCAACGGGCACGCTGCGACCTGAGTACAGCTATCGGTACCTAGCAGCTAACCCAGCTGCTGGTAGTCAGGCGCATACGGTCGGCTGACATTGGCACCACGTGCTGGCCCGAGCTGCATGTTATGGGCATGACAGACTACTATGCAATCCTCAAGTCTCACAACGAGTCCCGCTTCCATACGGTCATGCGCACGTGGGCTATGGTCGAGCTCTATCCCACCTTGGCATCCGCCGAGATGTGCGAAACTGCAATGCTTTTGGATACGCAAAGCTTGGCGGCGAAGCCGTCGCCAATGTGAGCCATACGTCTTGTCACCCTTGGCCCTGCGATACGTTCCATAGCTTGGACACTTGGGGGCGACACATTCGGGACACCGGGTGTCCATCGTGGACTCACCGCAGTTGATGCAGGGCCTCGGGACGCCAGCGGTCACACCACAGCCTCTACTTGCACGGCGTAGTGCCCGTAGTCATGCCCGGTCGCTGGGTGGTTCTCGTCGTGGATTCGCTCACCGATAACCCGATATACGTTGCCGCCCAGTGTTATTCGGTCGGCATTCTCCAGCTTGATTGCAGCGGCTCGCGGTGCCCAGACGATAGTGACCATCTCGACCGTCTCCCCAAACCCATTGTTGGCGGTGACTCTGGTCGGCTGGATTGCACAGTGTTCGATGGTTCCGACCAGGATCTCCGTCTCAGCGTCCCCGTGTCGATCCTGGGTCCGGCGGTAGACCGTAATCGTGTGACCGCCCGTGATTCTCAATGCAGATCGCTTAGCTTCCGTTGTGGCACACCGTAGTTGGCAATGGGTACGTTGGCGTAGACACAGGTGACTCGGTACTCAGTGCAGCGTCGGCCCGCTGGCAGCACGACCGTGCGGGAGAGCGGCCAACCAACCTGATACAGCGGTACCCGTGCATCGGGCATCGTGGGACCGGTCAAGGTTCCCTCAGTGACCGCTAGGCCAGCGTCGTCCAGGACGCCAATGGTGTGGAGGAGATCGGCCTTACTGGTCAGGTACGAAACTCCGGCCTGTCCAAGTTGCTGGAGATTGCAATGGGCTACGGCTCGACCGTCGAGCGGGAGCGGGGTGCCGGTATAGGGGGAGACGAGTAGACCGTCCCGAGAAATGTGCCAATAGCGCCAGGCATCACTCACGCATTGCCCTCTGATTGCCCCGTAGAGGGACGTTCGCCGCCGTCTGATGTGTCGGCACCAAAGAGCAGACCAAGGGCCGCAGCGCGGGCCTGATCGGCGGTTAGCCGGAAGCGGCACACACCTACCTTGGCATCCTCGACGGCGAAGTACACAAACTCACCGGGTGCCGACTCCACGGCGGTGTCCACGACATTGGAGAAGTCGAACGCCAAGCCGATAGGTGCGCGACCCTCGGCATAGCGGTGTAGACGGGTCACTCGGAGTCCTCCCGGCACTTGTTGCACAGTGGTGCCCCACCCGAATACCTACCGCACTCCAGACAGGTGAGGGACGGCGGGCAGGACAGTCGGTGCATCATGCGGTCAGCTTCTCGAGCTTGTCCAGCAACATCTTTCGTGCTCGGACAGGGTTTGCGCTCCACACCTTCGCGGCACTGAAAGCAGTCCAATCGGCAAGATCGAAAGCGTGGCCGGGTAGGTCACTCTCTGCCTTCACCTGCATCACGTAGTACTCGCGCAACTCTTCATCGGGTTCGAGGTAGGCCAGCAGTAGGCGGCAGGCCAAGATATTGCAATTCCGTTTGTAGTCGGTTGCTGTGTCCTGCATGGCTTTTACCTCCCAACCGTTTCGGGCTGTTTCATAGTCACCGGTTCCGTTCCCAGGGTGAGCCGCTGGCGACCGATGCGGCGACCGGTGTGGACTCCGCACGGTTCGTACTCGTCGCCTACGCCGCCCTGGGCGATATGGGCCGGGACAACGAGGCACGTCGGGATTGAGTTGTGAGCCAGCAGTCCCTTATCCCGGCAGCGGGCCAGCGCCTCAGAGATACGTTTGGCAGGCACGTCGAAAATCTCTGCCAACTGTCCCGGCTTGAAGTTCGCATGTCCATTGGCGCGAGCAGACCCGTAAGCCAGGAACGCCAGGCGGTCCCAGAGCGGGCGGTCAGGATCGGTTGACAGCTCACGAAAGCAACCCTGATAGTGCTTTCTCCAGGGATTCTGGACAACCAATGCAATTCCGCTCGACGCAATTAAACTCCGGCTTACCTCAATGGTAACAAGTAATCCGAATTTAAGTGCGTTGGACCAGCGCCTACCGGTGTGTCGGGGTGGTCGATTGTTCCGTTTTGAGCGGAAGTCAGTTCCGGTTCAAGCGGAACTCCGTAGCGCGCTGACCTGTGGTTATTCATTCTGTCTTCTAGTATCTATATGCAACGCGAAAAGACAAAGGGGTGGGAATTCATGTCAGCTTTCACCAAAGGCGCGCTAACCGTGATAGTGACAATAGATAGGCTAATCAATGGGCACTATTACATTTCTGCCCTTCGCGTTCACAGTGCGCCACCCCGCACCGTCTGGGCCTTCTGGGCAGATACCCAGGCGTCGAGGTCGGTACGGTCGTAGAACACCTTGCGGCCCAGTGAATACGAACGCGGCCCCTCGCCACTGCTTCTCCACCACCGCAGGGTGTTCTCGGGGATGTTGAGGTACTTGCTCGTCTCCGCGAGCGTGAGCCGGTCAGGCAACGTTTCCTTCTCCTATGCAGCAGTCATCGGTGATTGACTTCCCGAAGCTGAGCATGAGGCTCGGCCCTCCTGATACAAGCGTACCAGTGGTTTCACATGGTGATCGGTGAGAAGTGTTGGGCGGTAATAATTCCCGTAATAGTGCCCCATCTATGTCGGCTGGACAGCCTTCTCCATTGCGGCGGCAAGGTTGTCAAAGTCGTCGGGCAGCATGTGGCTGTAGACGTTCATCGTGGTTGTGGCATTGCGATGGCCCAGGAGCTTCTGCACGGTCACCACCGAGGCGCCCTCGGACAGCGCCAACGATCCGGCGGTGTGCCGCAACGTATGTGGCGTCACGTCGCCAAGGTTGAGCTTCGCCACAGCCTTGTCGAACCGGACCCGGAACCACCCAACAGTCATAGCCTGACCATCAGGGCCAGGGAATAGGAACTCTGACGGCTCGCGTCCCTCGGTTGCTCGGCGCAGTTCCTCGACGCACTCGGATGTCAGGATCGGTACCGACCGCTTCTGGTGGGTTTTGGTGTCGCCCTCGATCCGACCCAGACCACGAACCCCTGTGATCCCCTTGGAGATGTTCACGCGCCGCTTCTCTAGGTCCACATCACCCACACGCAGTGCAGCCGCCTCCCCGAAGCGGATACCGGAGTAGGCGAGGAACCGCACCATAGCCGCCAGGGAAGTCCGCGACGGTCGGGTATCGCTGCGTTGGCGAACCTCTGCAGCTGCCGTTTCCACGGCCAGCGCCCGCACCTGGTTATGGGTAAGGGCCAGTTCGTTACTCTCTGGCTTGCTCGGCAACGTGATGTTGTCGGCAGCGTTCGCGGGTAGGTACTTAGCCCGCACGGCGTAGGCGAACACTTGGTGGACCACCTGGTGGGTTTGGATCACGCGAGCGGGGGAGAGTCCAGCATCCGGTGCACTTTTGCGCTTGTGCTGGCGGGCCGCCGGATCGGTGGAAAGCCACGTGATCCACGTCTGTAGAGCCTCGTGGTCGATGTCCCTGAGACGTTCGTTCTGCCACTTGGGCAGGATCACCACGTCGAGCAATCCCCGGTATCCGGCGACCGTCTTGGGTGCCCGGCCCACCTTTGTCTTATGCCACGCCTCAGCGACGGTCCCGAATGTCTCGCCGGATCGCCTGGGGTTCGCATACGTCCCCGTCTCCAGGCTGGTGACCACCGACCTGATATGTCGCTCGGCCTCGGCTCGGCGGTCGAACGCTTTCGACGCCTCGTTACCGTCGTGGTCCACCCATCGCGCCAGCCAACGCTTGCCCTGACCGTGGCGCGCGGTGGTGACAATCTTTCCTGGCTCACCATGACGGGTGTCCAGACACCAGCACCCGGGGCCGGGGTTGTCGGCAGGGAACGGCACCTGCTCGCCCTTGCGGGGGTCGCGGTGCCAACGATCCTCCACCCCTGAGCGGGTCGAACGTTTCACCAGGTCAACGGTACGCGCCGTGCGGACTGTCTGCGGACTGAACAT